AGAGTGGGAGAGAGGTTTTACCAAGGTCCCTGATCAGCAGGATCCAGTATATACCATGGTAGACATTGCATGTAACACGGATTTAGTCCTAATGCAGCGTTATTTACCTGAATCATTGATAGATTATCTTAAAAGATATGATAATCACCCTACCTTAAATTCAACTATGGCAACTAAGTATCCTAGTTTGTTGAAACTTGACGTTAAAAAGTTCAACAAAAAACCAAGGGTAAGAGTCAGTCTCATGCCACAAAGGTTTGCAGACGTGTTAGAGCCTAAGATGCAGAAGGTTGCAAGAAGAATTCCTGAGATTAATAGACTTAAGGACCTGGGGTGGGAAGTGCACGTTAACTATAGTCCTCTTGTTTTCTACAAGAAATGGAAAGAAGACTACAGTGAGTTGTTTAAGATGGTAAAAGATATAGCAGGAGTAAATAAATGTGAGGTAATTGCATTAACCAATCATGCTAATCAAATGGCACGGTCTTCTGACCAGGCCAGAGAACTAATGAGTCTGAGCTATGAAGTAAAAAATAGTTCAGGTGTTATGAGATATCCTTTGAAACATAAAACAAGGTTACTTGAGGAGTTTAAAGAACTATACTCACAGTACTTTGATTTAGACACAATAAGGTATATCTTTTAACTGATGCACCCATAGCTCAGATGGATAGAGCAACTGCCTTCTAAGCAGTAGGTCTTAGGTTCGACTCCTAATGGGTGTACTAAGGGTGTTACTCCACAACGGCAATGTTATGTTAAGGTCTAGGAAGTGTAGTAGAGGTGGACTTAAAAACATAATAGTTATAAGTTTGAATTCTCTTGTTTAAGCATGGAGACAGATGAGCAACCCGCGGGGGAAATGGAGGCAAAGTGTATTTGTCCTATTTGGTAATAGAATAGGCATATAGCCGAATACACAGTATTATACTAACATGGAAGTAAACGTCTATGGAAAAAAGATTTGTGAAAGCAACTAGGTTAAGGTAAATGCTCTGGTATAATACTACCCTTTTTATTAATTTTATGAGTATGGATGAAGCATATAATTTACTGAGAGATTTGGAAATATTAATTCGTGATGGTAAAGACATCAAGAAGCAATTAATACTTATTGCAAGTATTAGAATATTAATAAAAGAAGCTGAAAATGGGAACTAACATAGCAGATTGGAAAGAACATTGGGATCATTTCAATGTTGATCTTTATATTAGAGTATTAACAATAAAACAACAAAACCAACAAGATATGGCAATAGATAATGAAACGTTTGAACATTTTAGAGAACTAAAAAGAAAAAAAGAAGAAACTGAAAATAAAACAACACTTCAAGAAGTTATTCAATTTTTAATTGATAATGAGCAATATGGGGATGATTGGAAAAAGCATATTGATCTTCTTCAAAAAATTAAGGATAAAATAAAGATTGAAAAAAATGATTAGGCCGATAATTTATATTATAGTAATTATATTAATTCTTTTATTCTTTTATGCTATAATACCTAGTTGGCTATTATGGCCAATAATTATAATAAGTATAGGTTATGATATAGCAAGAATTATACTAGAACACAAAATCAAAAAAGATGAGTAAAGATTTAAATAAACATAGACAAGTAAAAGGTGTAGATAGTAAGACTAATACAGATATATATAGTGTAGAGAATGAAATAATTGCTATGCCTAATATTACTGCTCTAGTAATACATTTAATGAAGAAGTATCCCAATGATGCTGAGTTAGGAAAGCATGTTAGAGAAACAGTATTATCATGGAAAGAAGAATAAAGAATCTGGCTAAGAAAATATTAAATGAGCACTATAAAATAACTGATAATCCTGCAGCTAAAAGTTCAAACATAATGTGGATGATGTATTTAAATGATGCTAATACATCTAAAGCAGGAACTATCAAACCTTGGATGTTTTTAGCTGAGGCACATCTTCTGATGTATTTAGGTTACATGGATAAATTTAGTATAGAAAATCTAGTTAATCTCATAAAGTCTCCAGATAAAGATAACTTATTTGTAGCTTCTCAAGTAGTTAAGTTTTATAGAAACTTAAGAATAAAAGAACTTGGAGAGTTTGATATAAAAAAATCTAAGTATAGACAAGTTATGCGTGATTATGACTCTAAGATCTTAAATATAGATCTGTGGAAACAATATAAAAAACTAAAAGTAGATGAGTGAAAAAGAACTAATGGATCTAGACTTTGAGAAAGTTATGGTCTATGATGAAGAGAGTGATAATGGTTATGATTATTATTACTTTCGTAAACAGCTTCTAAATGACATATGGTTAATAGGTGATGTAGATTTAAAAGGACATCTTAATATTACATTAGGTGAAAATACATCAGGACCTAAAGTAAGAAATATAAACGTTATAAAAGAATTAATAGATGTTTTCAGCAAAATTAAAAATGCAGAACGGGAAGCTAGTGTATCCAAAGAAAATGGATAAAGTAGCTTTTAAGTTATTTACTGATAAACTTTCTGAAGGACAAGAGGTAGACATTTTTATGTCTATCTCTGATGCTGAGGGAAGTGGTGCACAGATATCTAAAGTGCATAAATGTATACGTGAACTAGCCAAGGAGAGTGGCTACAGCTTTGATGATATGAAAAAGCTGGTAAAAGATAAAGCAGGATTATTTATAGATAATAAATACAAATCCTTTGCTGATTGTGATAAAAGTGAATTAAGTTTGGCTATTCAAGCCTGTATAGAGATAGGTGAGTTCTATAATGTTAATCTTCATTAGACTCTTCAGACTTCTTAAGATTAGCTTTAAGCTTTTCAACATCAATTTCTTTTTCTTCAAAAGCATCGTTTTCTAAAGCTTGCTTTTCAATTTCACCTATTAATAAAGTGAGAGTGTAAAATGCTCTTTCTTTGTCATTAAGTTCTTCATACTTTCTTTTAAGTATTGATTGTATGAACTCTTCAGGCTTACCCTTTTCCTTAGAATAAACATCGTTTAATAATGTAAAGAGTGCGGCTTTAGCCATCATGTAATAAGATTTATTTACTTTTATATCTAAAATTACATCATCTTTAAGTTCTTTTACTTTTTTATTCTCCATTATTAAATTTTTTATAAATATAAACAAAATATGACAAAAACCGTAGACATAGAAGAAATTAAACAAAAAATATTTAAAAAACTTGAACCATCTGGTTGGGCTCAGCCACTTAAATCTTTTATATTTAGTAGTGATTTTGATAAAATAATGATGCAGTTAATAAGGTTATCAAAAGATAGTAAAAGATTTACACCTAAGCTTAGTCAATTATTTAGAGCATTTGAAGAATGTCCTTATGATGAACTTAAAGTAATTATGGTAGGACAAGATCCATATCCAAAATTAGGAGTTGCAGATGGTGTTGCATTCAGTTGTAGCAATACAATGGAACAACAACCTAGTTTAAAATTTATATTAAATGAAGTTAATAGAACTGTATATGATGGTGTAGGGCAATCACATGATCCAGATCTTACACGGTGGGCTAACCAAGGTATGTTAATGCTCAATACAGCACTTACAACTACTGTAGGTAAAGTAGGGCAACATTATACTATATGGAAACCTTTTTTAGCTTATTTATTTGACCATTTAACATTTGCACATACAGGATTAATATTTGTTTACATGGGTAAACAAGCTCATGAGTGGAGTGATACTGTAAATGATATGAATTATAAGTTTTTTATAAGTCATCCAGCAAGCGCTGTTTATAATAAAGGACAAAACTGGGATTGTAAAAATGTATTTAATGAAATTAGTAAAATATTAAAAGATAATTCTAATTTTTCAGTAACTTGGTAGCATGAATGAAATATTTAATAAGCTTATAAAAGAAAAGCTAACACCAAATTCTTTGTATGTTTTACATTGTATAAAAGAGAAAGTTTCTATAAGTAAATTAGTTTCTGATTCTTTAGAAATCAACAAGTTAAAGGCTGATGAATGGTTAACTGAGGACTTGTCTCTTACAAGAAAAAGTGTTATCTTTATAGAAGAAATTAATTCTTACTTTAGAAAGAGTAAGAAGAAAACTTCAAGTGATTTAATGGGAGATAATTTTGATACTTATATTAAAAAGTATAATGAATTATTTCCCTCTAAAAAGCTAGGAAGTGGTAAGTATGCAAGAACTAATATTAAAACTTTAGAATCAAGTTTTAGATGGTTCTTTGATACTTATGATTATGATTGGAATACAATACTAGATGCAACAAAAAACTATGTTAGAGAATATGAAATTAAAAATTATGAATTTATGAGAACATCTCAATATTTTGTTAGAAAACAAAATACAGACAAATCTTTTGAATCTGATTTAGCTACCTACTGCGACATGTTAAATGAAAGTAGTTCTAATGAAGAAGATATATTCAGAGAAAAAATAGTATAATTTGGAACAATTCAATGGTGCAAAGCCTTTAAAGGCTATTAGTAAAGTACGTGCTTATGAAAAAGCTCTTTTAGAAATGAGAGGGCGTATGGATGGTAGAATTAAAAGTCTTAAAACTGCTTGGCCAAAGTTTAATGATGCTACACTAAATGGTTTAGAGTGGAATACTTTAACTGTAGTTGGCGCTAGACCTGGTGTCGGTAAAACTTTGTTTATGGAGCAGCTTGTTACAGAGGTTATTGCTCTTAATCAAGATCAAGACTTTCAAGTTCTACAATTTCAATTTGAGATGCCTGAAAAAACTCTTGGTATGAGAGCATTTTCTGCTATAACTCAAAAAGATTACGGAGTTCTTCATAGTAAGTATGAACCTTTACAAGAAGAGATTTACAATAAATGTAGACAATACACTAGTACACTAAATAATAACAATAGAGTTTTTTCTATTTATAGACCGTGTACTGTTAATGAATTCTGCGCAAGTATAGATTATCATTTTAAAACTAATGTAAAAGAAGTTGATGGACAAAAGGTGTATCCCAAACTTTTAGTAACAGTAGATCACTCAGCTTTATTTAAAAGAGCTAAAAGTGAAAAAGATAGATTTGAAATGTTATATAATTTAGGTGAAGCGTTAACTTTTATGAAAAGAAGTTATCCACTATCATTTGTCATTTTAAGTCAATTAAATAGAAACATTGATGACCCTAAGCGTGCTATGGAAGGTACATATGGTAATTATGTTTTAGATTCTGACTTATTTGGTGCTGATGCATTATTGCAACATGCTGATATAGTGCTTGGTATTAACAAACCAGCTGCTAGAAAAATTAGATATTATGGTCCAGATAGGATACAAATAACTGATCCTGAAACTTTAGTATTTCATTTCTTAAAATGTAGAAATGGAGACACTAGAATAAGTTTCTTTAGACTAGATAGAGATACAATAAGAATTGTAGAAATGAATACACCAACACAAAATAATAAAATTCAAATATGAGTACAAGACAAGAGAATCAAAAGGTTCTTATGGCAACACACTTGCCAACATTTAAGAGGTTAAAGATTACTGACCCTTATTTTATTGCTAAGTCTGCATGGGCTCCTCCAGGAGAACAACTCAAGATACAATTCTTTCCTAATGAATTAAAACAAGGAAGGGATATTTATACAGAACTTAGTGATTTTAATGCCGTGTCAGAAGATCCAACACATACATTATATAAACTAAAGCATAATCCTTTTTATGCAGAAGAGTATCCTTTAGAACAAAAAACAAGTAAATCTGGTAATGATTATGAAGTTTATGTTGTACCTATTGAAGAGCTTGTTGCTATTGATAAGAAATCAGGTAAAGAAATACCTTATAATTCTTATCAAGATTATTTAAAAAATCCTCCTAAACAAGAAGTAGAAACTAAACCTGCTGATTTTCCAAACTTTGCTGAAGAATATCTTGATGTAGGATTAAAAAAGAAAGAGGAAGATGACCCTAACTATGTTCCTTGGAAAGAGGATAAAGAAGAAGTAAAAAACTTTCCAGATTGGTTAAACACTTTGGATAGAATAGCAACTGCATTAGAAAAAATAGAAAAGAAAATAAAATGAGTATAGTACTTCCAACAAAAAAGGTAAAGAAAGAGAGAGTTAATCCTAAAAGATTAATAATCTACAGTAAACCAAAGACAGGTAAAACTACTGCATATGCAGGCTTAGAAAACAATTTAATATTGGATCTAGAAAATGGCAGCGAGTATGTTGAAGCATTGAAAGTTAAAATTGAAAACTTACAAGAGCTTTTAGATGCAGGTAAGGCCATAAAAGAAGCAGATAAACCTTATGATTATGTTACAATAGATACAGTAACTGCATTAGAAGAAATGGTAATGCCACTAGCTGTAAAAATGTACAAGAAAACACCAATGGGTAAAAATTATGATGGTAATAATGTAACAACTCTTGCAAATGGTGCTGGATATTTATATATTCGTCAAGCATTTTTTCAAGTTTTAGATTTTATTGATACATTAGCACCCCATATTATTTTATCTGGTCATATTAAAGACAAGGTTGTAGATGATAAAGGTGAGATGGTTATGGCTGCTAATATTGATCTAACTGGTAAAATAAAATCTTTAATCTGCGCTAATGCAGATGCTATAGGTTATATGTACAGAAAAGGTAATAAAACCATCCTTAACTTTAAAAATGATGATGGTGTAACATGTGGTGCAAGACCTGACCACTTAAGAAATGAAGAAATAGTAGTTTCTGAAATGAATGAAAAAGGTGAGATAAAAACTCACTGGAATAAAATATACAAAAAATAATTATTAACAATCAAAAAAGAAAAATCAAATGGCTTTAAGTACAACAGATTTAACCACAGACAGTGGAAGCGGCAGTGGAATGCCTAAGACAATTGCTCCAGGCAACCATGAATTAAAGATTAATAGTGTAAGACTAGATGATTTCAGATTTATTGAAGGTGCATATCATTTAATGCTAGAAATGGAAACTAAACCTATTAAAGGTTTTGAAGGTTTTCTTAGAGATAGAAATGATGAAAGCAAAGGACGTTATGAAGGCCAAATTGGTAGAGTAAAAGGAAGTCAGTATGCATTTGCTGATGGAGAAACAAAATCAGGAATTAAAATTCAAAGAGATAGATCTGTTTTAATGTTTTTAAAAAACTTATCTAATGCTCTTGGAATTAGTGATTGGTTTGCTGAACAAGATAATCAACATGAAACAATTGAAGATTTTGTAAAAGCTTTTAATGATACCGCACCATATCAAGATAAATATTTACATACTTGTCTTGCAGGTAAAGAGTATGAAAACAAATCAGGTTATATAGCATATGACTGTTGGTTTGCAAAAGCACAAAATAAAAAGTATGGTTATGCACCAAATGCAGAAACTGTACAAACTTATGATGAATCTAAACATTTAAGAAAGATTGAGAACAAGCCCGTTGAGTCTTTTGGAGATGATGAAGATTTGTCAATTCCAATGAAAACCAGCGCAGATTTTAATCTAGACTAATTTTCATTTTTTTGATTAATAAGATAAGGGGGAGGCATCGCATTGTTTCCCCTTTATTGTTTAAACTTATTTTATGATTTCAACAAAAAATTTAATTTCTGAATTAAAAGATGTACCTGCAGGATGGCCTTTTGAATACTACTTAGGTCTTTCTGAAAAATTAGATGGTCAAGACGTAAAAATTAGATCAGTCTTTAATACAAAAGAAAGAACTCCATCTATGTGTATATTTTTTGACCCTGTAGCACAAAGATATAATTTTAAAGATTTTTCATCTGGTATTGGTGGCTGTAGTGTAGAATTAGTAAAAGTTTATTTTAATATAAGAACTCGTGGTGAAGCTGCTATGAAAATCATAGAAGACTTTAATGAATATGTTTTAAATAATAATCATAATCCAATACAAGAGTATAAATCATACAGTCGATATAAAGTTACTGATTATGAAATAAGACATTGGACTACTGTTGATCAAAAGTATTGGACGAAGTTTAATATTGGTTCTAGGCTGCTTGAGAAGTATAATGTGGCCCCGCTACAGTACTATGTAATGACTAAAGAAGATAATGATGGTAAGGAAAGTTCAATTACAATTAAAGGTCTTAGTATATATGGTTACTTTAAAGATGATGGTACACTATACAAAGTTTATCAACCTAAAGTTTCTGATAAGAAGTTTATTAAGGTTAAAAACTATATCCAAGGATCTGATCAATTAAAATATGATAAAAAGTATCTTGTAATTACATCTTCACTAAAAGACTTAATGGCCTTTAACAGGTTAAAGTTAAATGATGCAGAATCAATTGCGCCTGATAGTGAGAATACTTTGATACCAGAAAGCATGCTTAAGAATATAATACCAGAGTATGAAAAGATATTTGTTTTATTTGATAATGATGAAGCAGGTATTCGATCTATGAAAAGATATAAAGAAAAGTATGATTTTAACTATGTAATCTTAGATATGGAAAAAGATTTATCTGACTCAATTAAGGTACACGGTCTTACTAAAACCAGAGAAGTTTTATTACCTCTATTAAAGAAGCTGATATGAAAAATTTAAAGAGTAAAATAAAAGCAGACATGTATGATTGGAGAATCAAAAAGAAAAGCTCATTGATTCCTTTTAAAGATAGTATGATTCCTAAAAATGCCGTAGGGTTTGTTTATGTTATGGAGATGCTAAAAGATGGTAACATGTATGCATACATAGGTAAGAAAAACTTTTACAGTAAAAGAAAAAAGAAGTTTGGTAAAAAAGCTTTAGCTGCTATAAAAGATAAGCGTGCTAAGAAGTATGAGATAATTACTAAGTTAGATTATCATAATTACTTCAGTAGCAATAAAGAACTAAAGCAAGCTTACAAAGATGGATTACATATTAATAGAGTAATTATTAAGATTTGTTTCAGTAAAGCAGAGCTGACCTATCAAGAAACTAAAGCTCAATTTAAGCATGAAGTTTTAGAAAAGGATTACTATCTGAATGGAAATATATTAGGAAGATTTTACAAAGGAAAAATATGAATAAAGAAGTTTTAAAGAACTTACTGACTATGATGCGATCAAGTGATAAAGACAATCACTACATGGCAATGCAAGCAATTGTAAATCTGGGAGATCCCAGTACTGTAATAGAAAATTACAAAGAAGAATTATTATTCTTATGGTTATATGGCAAACCTCATCTTGAGGATTGGGCGCTTGTAGATGCAAGAGTTACAAGAGTATTTCGTGACTTAGTAAACAAACATAGACCCAAAGGGGTAGCTACTGTATATAAGCTAGATTTAAAGTATAAGGAAAGATGGTTAGGTCATATGATAGGACCAAATGCTCGCATTAAAAAACCATGGGTTGCAGAATTGATGATTGAAGAGATTATCAATGAGAAAAAGAGAATATTTAATGCTCTTGATTTTAAATACAAAGAAATCCAAGTAAATATAATACAATGAATAGACAAGATTCACTGAGTAAAACATCAAAAGACTTGATGTTAAAGGAACCCTATTATGGTTTCTTTTTATTAATGTTACACAAGAGTTGGAGTGATCAACTTCCAACTGCAGGTGTATGTAAAAATGGCATCAACTTTCAATTGATGATCAATGAGAAGTTCTGGACTGATCTGTCAGAAGATCACAAACTAGGACTACTGAAGCATGAATTACTGCACATTGCATTTCAACATCTTACAACCTTTACTATGTTTAGTGATAAGAAGATGGCCAACATTGCAATGGACATGGAGATCAATCAATATATAGATGGACACTGGTTACCTGAAGGTGGTATAGATATAAATGATTATGCTGATCTTGATTTAGATAAAAAAGCTGGTTCTAGATATTATTATGATAAGCTTAAGCAAGCTCAAAAGGATAAAGAGAATAATGGATCCTGTGGAGATGATAATATGGATAAGCTTCTTGATGGTATGGGGCAAGGTCAAGGTCAAGTTACAATTGGACCAGCTAGTGGTAGAGATGGGGATAAAGAGGTTGACATTCCTAATCATGAGTGGGAAGAATTTGAAGACATGCCTGATGCAGAGAAAAAACTTATTGAAAAACAACTTCAAAGAGTTCTTACTGAAGCTAAGGAGCAAACAATTAAAAAGAGAGGGTACGTACCAGGTGAGATATCAGGCCTTATTAAGCTTGATGAAGTTATACCACCTAAATTTAATTGGAAGCAGTATATTAAGCGCTTCACGGGTATATCTACAAAGATCTTTACTAGAAAGCTAAGAAGAAAAGAGAACAAAAGGTACTCTGATAATCCTGGCCTTAAGATAAAGATGAGACAAAACATGCTTGTTGGTATTGATACTTCAGGCTCTGTTTGTGATGATGAATTGAAAGAGTTTATGAATGAAATACATCACTTGTATAAAGCAGGTGTTGATATTACAATTGTACAATGCGATACCCAAATCCAATCTATCAAGAGGTATGATGGAAAGTTTGAACTAGAGGTATCAGGTAGAGGAGGTACTTATTTTGAACCTGTTCTAGAACATTTTGAACAAAACAGACAGTTTACAAGCTTAATCTATTTTACAGATGGAGAGGCTTGGACAGATATGAAACCCAGGAAACCAGTCCTATGGGTATTGTCAGAGAGATCTGATTTTAATGATAGCTTACCAGGAAAACAAATTAGATTAGAACTTTAAAAATTAAAAAAAATGAGTGAAAGCACACAATTAAACGTTGATGAGTTGAAAGACTTTTTAAAACACATGGTGAAAAATAATCAGCATATTCAAAATGAAGGTAAAGTACCTGTTGCTGTAAATATTGAAGGTGATGCGGGCCTTGGTAAAACATCCGCTATTGTCCAACTTGGTAAAGAGTTGGATATGGAAGTTGTAAAGATTAATCTATCTCAGATAGAAGAATTGGGTGACCTAGTTGGGTTTCCTGTAAAAGAATTCAAAATTGCTAACAAAGATGGCCAAAGTACTTGGATTAATGAAAGTCAGATGGATGCTGCAATGAAGAAGGGTTACAAGGTTGTAGATAAAAGAATGTCTCATGCTGCTCCTGAGTGGATTCAGGGTAAATCTGAAGGTGGTTTCTTGGTTCTTGATGATTACACTCGTGCTGATCACAGATTTATGCAAGCTACTATGGAGTTAATTGACAGACAAGAATATATTTCTTGGTCTCTTCCTAAGAACTGGCATGTTATCCTGACTACTAATCCAGACAATGGTGAGTATCAAGTTACTAGTCTTGATGATGCTCAAAGAACTAGATTTATTTCTACAGAAGTAAAGTTTGATTCTAATGTATGGGCTCGTTGGGCAGAGAATGTTAATATTGATGGTAGATGTATTAACTTCTTATTGATGAATCCTGAAACAGTAACTCAGAAAGTTAATCCAAGAAGTATTACTACATTCTTTAACTCTATTAGTTCTATTGATAAGTTTGAGGATGAGTTGCCGCTAATCAATATGATTGGTGATGGGTCAATTGGTGCAGAACCTTCTGCATTATTTGCTATGTTCATTAATAATAAATTAGATAAGATTATTAGCCCTGAACAGATTCTTACAAATGATGACTGGAACTACGTCAAAGGCTCTTTGACTAGCTGTATCGGTAAAGATGATGACTTTAGGGCTGATATATCTAGTATTATTTCTACTAGAATTATCAACTTTTCATTAATGACAGCTAACAAAGGTTCAGTACCACAAAAGATGATTGATAGAATTATCTCCCTGGTTACTGACTGTGATTCATTTACTGATGACTTGAGATATTACATGGTTAAGGAGATTCTTAATGGTCATAAAGCCAAATTCTCAAAACTGATGTTAAATCAAAAAGTAGTCGCAATGACTGTAAAATAGTTTTTATTTATCACAAACTGAGGGGTGTAAAAGCCCCTCTTTTAAAATTAAAAAAAATGAGTATAGAAAAAATACCATATGTTGACATAAATGCTAGTATTACAAAAGATGAGTACGGCAAAATAATTATAGAAGATGTATCATGTAATAATGCAGGTATAAAAAATATAATTAATAATAATAAACACCACAGCAGTAAATTCCATAATTTAAAATTTAATGCTAGTAAGTGGACACCGCAAATGAAAGATAAGATTTATTTTATGAAAGGATGTACCGTCCCAAGAGTAAAACTTAAAGATTTATCTGTAAAATATAAGATAAGAACTACTACTGACTTAAGTGCAGCAACTGTAGTTGTTGGTAGTAATAGAGCTGGAGAAAAGCTGTTTAAAAGTGATTGGATGCATCTTATTCACCCAAAAGTATTTCTTGCTACCGTAGAAGCTCTTAAAGAAGTATCTCATGATTTTGATAAATATTATTCTAATCAAATAGATGACTTAATGAAAGGTTTTGATTTGGAAGAATTAGAGTATGTGGGTGTTGATTGGCATACTGCTAACTTATGCAATCCTCAAAATAATTCTAATGGAGAGTTACATAAAAAGATTCTTGAAAAACTAAATCTTACTATAGATCAATATAAATCATCTGAATATTCATTACGTAGAAATAGTAATCATATATGGATTATTACTGATGATAATTTAGAAATTTATGAGGAGGTTCAGACTAAAAATATCATTGAGCAGAATGCATTGCTTGAAGTTGTTAATGGTGATGATGCTGTTTTAATTGATTTGGATACATATCAAAACTTAAGAAATATGTTCAAGAGTTCTGACAGTGATAACCATGTAATGGCTATGGAGATTATGGCTAACTCTAATTATTTAGAAAGTCTTCTCTTCCTTGAAATGTTATTTTTTCATCACAGTAGTCAGATTGATTGCTCTAGAACTAAGAATCATGTTAACTTTAAGTCATTAAAGAACTATCTTGGTAAAGGTAATTATAGTAGTGGTCATATTGATGATGTTATTGCAAGTTTATTATCTTTTGATAAATTAGATCAGTATGCTCTTGAATTTATTATGGAAGATAGGAAAGAATACTTTAGTAATAATGGTTATTCTGGCTATATTCAACCAACTTCTTATGGTATAAATCCAGAGTTTCAGCCGCGGTTAAATTATCAATGGGTCCATAAAACTGCAAACTTTATAGATGAAAGTACAGTGCCTGCAGTTGAAGAAGAAGAGGTTGTTGAAGATACTGTAGATAAAGTTGAAGTTTCTGAAGCCGTGCAAGAATTTTCAGCACATCTAGCAGATCCTGAAACTGAAGAAGAAGAAGTAGAAACAGAAGAAGAAGCTACAGAAGAAGTATTAATAGCAGAAAAAGAAGAAGTAAAGAATGAAGAAGAGTTTGATTGGTTCTGATGAACTAAATGCGTTTTATAATGAGAAGTTTTACTTTAGTTATAGCAGCATAAACAAGCTATTGTTTTCACCAAGTATGTTTTTTAAAGATTACGTGCTTAAACAAAAGGAAGAAAGTGTTGACCCTCACCTTGTAAAGGGGAAGGTCATACACTGCCTTCTTTTAAATCCTGAAGACTTTAATAGTGAGTTTATAACTGTGCCAGGTAAGCTTCCAAGCGGTAACAACAGGTTGATAGTTGATGAAATTTTCAAATTATATTTGGAAGGTTCCGATAATTCATTAACTTTGGACACATATGAGGCTACAATAGTAGATCTCTTAGAGAAAATAAACTTGCATCAAAAGCTTAAGACTGATGAGGCAAGAGTAAAGAAAATCTTAACAGCTGATAACATTAGCTATTTTGAATTTCTGAAATCAAGTCAAGGCAAAACCTTAGTAGATACAGATACACTTAGATATTGTAAAGAGTGTGTAGAATCTATAAAAGAGAATGAGTCTATAACGGCACTACTACAACTTGATGAATCTGATTTAGAGGTATATAATGAAGTTCCAGTACAGACTGACCAGCTTATAAATGGTAAGTTTGCATTTGGATTTAAAGGTATACTTGATAACGTAGTAATTGATAAAGAAAAGAAAACATTATTTATTAATGATTTAAAGACTACAGGTAAGCCGCTAATTGACTTTCCTGAATCTGTAGAGTATTATAGATATTGGTTGCAAGCAGCCATTTACTATAGTCTTGCATATTACAGATACATTGC